TTGGTGGCAATCTGATATTGTTCGTGCAAAAGAGTTGATGGTAAATGCAAAACATTATTTGAATGGTGAGTTAAATGTAAATGGTAATCCTTTGGGTGAGAATAAGAAAAGAATTAGTGAGGGGTTGAGATGGCATTTAAAAAACAAAAAACCACTTTCTGAAAATGTGTTTAGATATGGTTCTCCTAAATTTTTTAAGTTGGTAAACGAATGTAGGGAGTTGTGGAGAAAAGGTCAGTTCATGCCGATGAACGAAAGTGATGAATGGTTTTTAGATTCTGACTTGGGTAAGGTTGCAGTGTATGAGGGTAAGAAAGTTTTATTAGATTTCCCAATGTTGGCTGAAGCAGAGTATCAGGAAAGGGAAGTAGAATTAAATTCACCAAAAAGAAATCCAGATGAAGGTAAAAAGTATGTGGTATATGTAAAAGACCCATCAAGTGATAACATCAGAAAAGTAACCTTTGGAGATGTAAAGGGTGGATTAACCGCAAAAATAAACAACCCAGAGGCAAGGAAAGCGTTTTCTGATAGACATAATTGTCCTGAGAAAACCGATAAAACATCGCCAGGTTATTGGTCTTGTAATCTACCCCGCCATTGGTCTAAAATCGGCGGTGGTGAGGATATAAACTCATATTGGTAATATGAAAAGACCTTATTCCGAAATCAGGTCCCAAAATAATCTTCGCAGGGTATTTAAACCAAATGTAGATAATTCAGAATTGGTATGGCATAGAGATAGGGAAGATAGGTTAGTAGAAGTTGTAAGTGGTAATGGGTGGATGTTTCAATCTGATAATCAACTACCAATTGAATTAAAGCCTGGTGATAAATTTAAAATTAAAAAAGAAACTTATCATAGAATCATATGTGGAAATACGCCACTTGAAGTAAATATCAAATTATTGAATTAATAGATATCAATTCTATATTTATTGTAAATAAGTTACGATGAATTCATACCATGTCTTTTTGGTTAATGAAAATAGACCACCCGGCTCTTTTGAGTTATTAGTTCAGATGTATTCGTGTATTGTTCACAAAACTCATAATGCTGATACACCACTTTATTTAATAACCGATAAAAAATCAAAAGAATTTTACGATAGTTGGAATATAACCCCACTTTACGATGAGGTTATTACTGATTATTTTGATGATTATCCATACGATAAAGTATCGCCCAACTTTTGGGCATCTCCAAAAATATGGGCAATGTCAAAATTAAAAACTCCATTTGTTGTCTATGATACTGATTTGGTTTTGTATAAAAATTTAAAGAAAGAATCGGTTGGATGTGATTTATTATATCTTCATAGAGAATCACCAACCACATATGGTAATCCATTGGATATAGAACATTCAGATAATTGGAAGTGGGATAAAAAACGAATAATTTCTTTTAAAGATTCTTTTCCAATGAATTGTGCTGTTGTTGGAATGTTCGATGAAAAATTTAAGACAGAATATGTAACTCAATACTTTGAATTTGTATTGGGAGCAAGTGGTGAAGTAAAAAATATGACAAAAGAAAAAGAGTTATTGTATGCTGAATCTTCACCACAAATAATAATGGAACAATGGTTTTTGGCAGCACTTTCAAAACAATTAAAAAAAATTAAAACAAAAGCATTGGTGCCCGTAGTTTATACCAATCAATCTTTTTATACATTTGATTTAGATTCCGAATCAGAAGATGCTCATAAACTATTGAATCAATCAATATATCACCTTTGGGGTGCTAAAAAGTTTGAAAATGACCCTAAATCAAAGATGTATATAAAATCAAAAATGGATATTGTAAACGCATTACCAATAATAACATCCAGCCCATACAATCGGTTGTTAATTGATAAAGCATCGTATTTAATATCAAAATTACTTTAATAAAATTAAAATCAATATTTATAAAAATAGGAGGAAAAGTTATGAACATTTTAAAAAGATTATTTCGTTTAATTTTTGGTCAAAAAACCGAACCAAAGAAGGTTGAAACAGTGATACATCCATATCCAGAAGAATCAATTTTTTCATCATCGGTAAGATATGTTGGTGCATTATCACCAACGGGGGTAGGAGCAATCGTTGAGGAGCTAAAAGCTGAAGCTAAAAAAGCAACACCTGTTGCCGAAGAACCTAAAGCCGAAGCTGTTGTTGAACAAAAACCAAAACCAAAAAGAAGAAATAACTACAGAGCGAAACAAAAAAAGCAGAAGAAGAACAATGAAAATATCTAAAATTTTTGGACTAGTAATAGTAGTATTAATTGCCCTATTTTTACTTAGGGATAAATTACCTATGGGTTTTGTTAAAGGAATTTTTAACAACGAACCTACCATAGACACCATAACAACGGTGGCATACAAATACGATACTATTACCAATGAATCAAAAGTTTATGTGCCGAAATGGCAAGATAGAGTTGTAATTGATATTGATAGTTTTATAGTAAATCAAACCGAACCAATTGATACAATGGCTCTTTTAACAGATTACTATTCAAAATATTATTATCAGGACACTATTGCAGTAGATACATTTGGATATGTAGTATTAAAAGATACAGTTTCACAAAATCAAATTCAATCACGCCAATTTATAACAAATGTTGTTATTCCTACTAAGACTGTTACTCATAGTATTTTAATAAACAAAAGAGAAATTTATTTGGGTGGTGGTTTCGTGGGGAGTAGAAATTATATGATTGCTAATGGTGAATTATTAATCAGAACCAAAAAAAGAAAAGCATTCGCAATCGGTGGTGGATTAGATAATCAACTAAATCCAAACTTTACGGGAAAGATTTATTGGCAAATAAGTAAATAAACTAATGGCTACTAAAACTTTAAAGGAATTAATATCCGATGAGTATGTAAAGTGTGCAAAAGACCCCGTATACTTTTTTAAAAAATACTGTTACATACAACATCCCCATAGAGGGAAAATACTATTTAATCTTTATGATTTCCAAGAGGGATTGATTGATAGTTTTAAAGAACATCGTTTCAATGTTATTCTTAAATCACGCCAATTAGGTATATCCACTATTAGTGCTGGATATGCTACTTGGTTAATGTTGTTTCATAGAGATAAGAACATACTTGTAATTGCCACCACACAGGATGTAGCAAAAAACCTTGTAACCAAAGTTAGGTTTATGTATGATAACCTACCAAGTTGGTTAAAAGTTCCTGCGGCAGAAGATAACAAATTATCACTTAGATTAAAGAATGGTTCTCAGATTAAAGCAGTTTCTGCAACTGAAACAGCAGGCCGTTCTGAAGCACTTTCATTATTGATTATTGATGAGGCTGCATTTATCAAAGGTATTGAAGAGATATGGTTATCAGCACAATCAACATTATCAACTGGTGGTGGTGCTATCGTTCTTTCAACACCAAATGGTGTAGGTAATTTCTTTCATAAAGTTTGGTTGCAGGGTGAGCAAGGTGATAAATGGTATCCAACAAGATTACATTGGACAGTTCACCCCGAAAGAAATCAACGATGGAGAGATGAACAAACCCGATTATTGGGTGAGAAAGGTGCTGCACAAGAATGTGATACCGACTTTATATCATCAGGTTACACTGTTGTTGATGGTAGTGTGTTAGAGTGGTATAATGAAACCCATATTACCGAGCCCGTTGAAAAGCGTGGGTTTGATGCAAATTATTGGATATGGGATTACCCAAACTACGAAAAAAATTATATTGTTGTTGCCGACGTTGCTAGGGGTGATGGTGCAGACTATTCCGCATTTCATGTCATAGATGTTGAAAGAATTGAACAGGTAGCAGAGTATAGGGGTAAGATAGAAACAAAACAATATGGAGCATTTTTAACATCAGTTGCAACGGAGTGGAACAACGCTCTTTTGGTAATTGAAAATGCAAACATTGGGTGGGCGGTAATCCAAGAAGCCATTGACCGTAATTATCAAAACCTTTACTATTCGTATAGAGAGTTGGGGTATGTAGATGAGGACATCCATTTAAGGCGTGGGTGGGATTTAAAACAAAAAGAAGATATGGTGCCAGGGTTTTCAATAACACAAAAAACCCGTCCATTAATTATATCAAAGTTAGATACTTATATGAGAGAGAAATCTCCCATAATTCGTTCTAAAAGGTTATTAGATGAATTGTTTGTGTTTATTTGGAATGGGCCAAAAGCAGAAGCACAACGAGGTTACAATGATGATTTGGTTATATCGTTTTCTACAGGTCTTTGGGTAAGAGATACTGCTCTTAAATTAAGACAGCAGGGGATGGATTTAACCCGAAGTGCATTAACACATATTACTAAAATATCTTCAAACCAACCAGGAGTATTTTCAAGCAGAAATCAAACACAAAACCCGTACTTGATGAAGGATGTTCGTGGTAACGATGTTGACTTAAGTTGGTTATTGTAAAAAATTTATATTTATATTTATGGCAGATAAATCATTATTCGGTAGATTGCAAAGACTTTTTTCAACGCAAGTTGTTATAAGGAGAATTGGTAAGGGTAAGACCCGTGCAATTGACACACAAAGATTACAATCACAAGGTAACATAAAAGGAACATCTTACTACGATAGATTTGGTAGATTGCATAGTACCCGTCAAAATTGGGAAACATACAATAACCAATACAATTATTCATCCAATAGATTAGAGCTATATACCGATTATGAAGCAATGGATAAAGATTCAATTATCGCATCGGTGTTAGATATATATTCGGATGAGTGCACTCTTAAAAACGATGTAGGCGATGTTTTACGAATTAACTCCGATGATGAAAATATCAAAAAAATACTACACAACCTTTTTTACGATGTTTTAAATATTGAATTTAATTTATGGGCATGGATTAGGGGGATGAACAAATATGGTGATTATTATTTAAATTTGGATATAGAAGAGGGTGTTGGAATTGTAAATGTATCACCCATATCAGCATATGAGGTTGAGAGAGAAGAAGGGTTTAACGAAGATAATCCATTTGAAGTTCGTTTTAAAATGACAACCTTTGGTGGTGGTGCTACAGGATTTAATTACCAAAAATCTCAAAATGATTTTCATAATTATATTCCGTTTTATAAAATAGCACATTTTAGATTATTTTCAGATACAAACTTTTTACCATACGGCCGTTCACTTTTAGAGCCTGCAAGAAAAACTTGGAAGCAATTAACCCTTATGGAAGATGCGATGTTAATTCATCGTATTATGAGAGCACCTGAAAAGAGGGTCTTTAAAATTGATGTTGGTAATATTCCACCAAATGAGGTTGACCAGCACATTAGAAATATTATTGACCAAATGAAAAAAATTCCTTATGTAGACCAACAAACTGGGGATTATAATCTTAAATTCAACATTCAGAATATGTTAGAAGATTATTACTTACCCGTAAGAGGTGGTCAGTCTGGTACTCAAATT